GCTGTGAGTTCAATGGGTCGATGCAACGCTATCCTTAATCAAGGGGGACGTTGCTATGAAACGAAGAACTCGGATTAACTACACGCCAGAGCAGAAGGCAATTATCTGGGACAGATATAAGCAAGGTGATTCTCTACATGATATCGCCAGAATGTTTGACAGATATCATTCTTCCATTATGCCCACTATCCACCAGACAGGCGGCTACCGTCCTCCCGTGCGAACACGGCACCGATTAGCGCTTTCGCTTGATGAAAGAGAGGAGATATCCAGAGGGCTGGTAGCAAAACTCAGTATCAGAGACATCGCCGCCAAATTATCAAGAGCGCCCTCAACGATTAGCCGCGAGGTCAGGAGGCACGGTGGTGCAAAACAATACCGTGCAGCAAAAGCCGATGCTACTGCGTGGGAAAATGCGCTGAGACCAAAACCTTGCAAGCTAATTGAAAGCCCCGCATTGTGTAAAATCATTGCAGAGAAGATGCATCAGGACTGGTCACCGGAACAGATCGCCGGTTGGCTGACACGCTGTTATCCGGATAATCAGGAAATGCATGTGTCACACGAAACGATTTATAAAACGCTTTTTATACAAACCCGGGGAGCATTAAAAAAAGAGCTGCAGCAATGCCTCAGAAGCGGAAGAGCAGTGCGTAGATCCAGAACGTCATCGCTTAAAGGGAAAGGATTAGGGTCAATCCCGCACACGATACCTATCAGCGAAAGGCCACCTGAGGCCGCTGACAGGGCCATTCCAGGTCACTGGGAAGGTGACTTGATTCAGGGCTCGAAAAACTCCTATATCATCACCCTCGTAGAACGTCATTCCCGTTTTGTTATGCTGGCAAAGATCAGAGACAACAAGACCATAACGGTTATATCTGCACTCATCAGACAAGCCCGGGAATTACCTGCTGAGCTTTATAAAACATTAACTTGGGATCGTGGCGCTGAAATGACCAGCCACACACGATTTACTGTAGCGACAGACATTCAGATTTATTTTTGTGATCCTCAATCTCCCTGGCAACGTGGCTCAAATGAAAATACGAACAGATTGCTCAGACAATATTTTCCAAAAGGAACTGACTTATCGGTTCACAGCCAGCAAAGACTTAACAGTGTTGCCAGACAGCTCAACGAAAGGCCGAGAAAAACGCTAGACTATGAATCACCCGCAGAACGGTTCAATAAGTGTGTTGCGTCCATCGGTTGAACTCACAGCGAAGAGCGGACTTAGGCCATATTTTATATAATAAATAGTTTAAGGCTTCTGAACTATTCAATCAATGAACGATGACAATATTAGTCTGTTTTACTATTGATTCAATTAATAAAAAGCCTGTTAATTTCTTACAGGCTCTAAGTGAAAAATATACAGGGAAACTCACATACTAACGGACTTAGTTGAGAATTAATGTTATCCCTTTATTTTCTCAATTCTAGTTGTTAGTTTTTTCATATCAGCATCGCTTCGTCTTCTGCCACTTATTTGATCATTAACTTCAAAAGATGATATTAACTGTTCTAGTTGATTAACAGATAATTTATCAAATATTTCGCTTTCGAAAATCAGATTAAATCTGTTATCAGCATCATCGAAGCTTGTGGATTTTGAAGCATACAATACTGCAATATCATAGATTTCTTTTTCACACTGATGATCATGATAAGTTTCAATTATATATTTTATATGTGAAAGCGTGATTTTCTTTATTTCATATTCTTTAATGCTGTTACGGATGTATTCAAAATACCTCCCAGCATTATCAAATAAAAACATTGTTGCGATTTTATAAACATACTCAACATCATCCTTGTCATCGCGCGATAGATATTCTTTTAAGCGCGCCTGAAGTTCAGGGGAAAGCTTTTTGTAGAAATCAGGATGCTCACAGAAAAATGAAAACAAATGCGTTAACGCATCGTATTTGAATGATATTTTTTCAAAGTAGTCTACATCCCCTTTGATTTTTTCTGTTAACTCAGCGCTCCTTTTTACCTCGTCATATAGATACATACATGCAAAGTGGAGAATTCTTCTGTGCTTTGAAGATTCATCATCTTCAAATCTAAAGCTAAACTTCCAAAACTCTTTAAATATCTGATAAAGTGCCAGTGGAGTTACTCTTTGACAGTATTTAGATATTAGGGGTTTTATATTTTTTACAGTGGCATAATATTCACTGTTCTCTACTAGAGTATCTCGTATTATTGGAAATAAATCTTTCCCATAATAATTCTTCCGTAATAAAAAATCATCAAGTGCATTTATAATCATGCTTTTTACTAGTTCTTTATTTGGAGTGTAAAGCACATCATCCTCAGAAAGAATAGGGTGGGCACATAGATGCCTTTTCTGCTGTATATCTCTAATGTTGGTTATTTCGCCAATCCCAATGAATTTCTTTTGATCGTAGAACCCTTCAAACAATTTTAATTCCCAGTCGGATTTAGTACTGTTTTGGCGCTGAGTGTCTTCAATGGATTTAATTTGCTGCTCAGCCCAATGATCATTAGTCAGATCAACTAAACGGCGGGTTTTGTATACGGCATCACAAACCAAAACAGACCATAAAGAAACTACAGCCGCTCGATAATTACCATTTAAATAACTGCTATATACTTCTTTAAAATAAATCCTTGTAGAACTTGACTCTATAAGCTCTATCTTATCTTCGATTCCTATATTACTTTCAAACATAAAATATTTATTCCTTTAAGTTAAGCGACTAAAATCGCTGGTATCGTATTAAAAAATCACCTCATAGACTTCAGTTGTCATTTTTTCACAAATGTGATGAAGAAGCATCTTGGATGTATATGATTTTCATACTTATGAGATATACAAACTACTGTATATGACGGATTTACCTTTCGGTAAATTTGCAGTATGCCAGCAAGGTCCGCTTCTGGCACGAAGCGGATATCTTCCGGTTTAGGGGCCATGTTTCACTTTAACATCAGAAAAACCACTCTAACCATGATGGCATCGTGATTTATGCAGCCTCCCGAGCCTGACACATCTCAGATAAGTTCGCCCTCACAAGCGCCTCAGCAAAAGGAGGCGGTACAGCGTTTCCGCAGCGCGCCACCTGCTTATCTTTGGCGTATTTCACGCCGCGGTAGTCTTGGTCGATGATGTACCACTCTGGGAAACCCTGCGCGCGATAGAGCTCGCGCGGCTGCAGCATACGCATCCCGATATCAACAATGCGATACGTTACGCCGTCGATTTCCACCAGCCCGGTACAGCCCTCCCCGCAGTATTCCTGCAGGAACGCCAGCACCTGCTGAGCTCGCTCCTCATCGTATTCATCAATGGCCAATGTCGTTTTAACTTCCCCAACATGTTGACCGCCAGCAGTGATCGTCGGCATAGGTTCATCGATACGCTGGCCATCTCGACAGGTCCCGCGCAGTTTAACCAGATGAGAAGCGACTAAGGCGTGGTGATCGACAGTCGTTACTGAATGCGCAGGCTCATCCAGCCCCACGCCGGCGCCCTGTTAATTCCCTCCGTAGTGTTTTGCCAGGAATGCACCAACTACAGCATGTTTCCCGCCACCAGCAACAACGGTTCCCAGAGGCTTATCCAATCCGGGCACGCGTGGTGCCTGCCTTGGCCGTTCTCCGTATCCCATTTGAATGAGAGTCGGCACAACCAGTTGCGATTTACCACCACCGCCCGCAGTGATGGTTGCGCTTGGCTCATCCGCCCGATGCCCAACACTGGCGCCAAACTGGCGAGCGATGACCGGCGCAACAACACAAGCTCGTGACTCTTTCAGGATGGTGTGAGCAGGTTTATCAAGCGGGCGTGGTTTAGCCTGGTATTCGCTACCACCGTTGCCAGCGAGGAACGGGACAAGGCCCGCCTCAACAATCCCCAAAGCATAGCCATTCCCGCCCGGGCGCCTGGACGTGCCAGCGGTTACCGTTGGTACCGGTTCGGTGACTGGCTGCCCGGTGGCGCCGGTGCGAAACTTGGTCAGGTGTGGTACCGCGATCGCAAAACCGTGGTTTTTTGTAATCGTCTGCAGCGGCCCAGCCAAAGGCTGCCCGCGAAAACAATCGTACTGCCTTTTCGTCGTTGTGTGATTGCACTTCACGATGAACGGCGAAGCGCTTTCGATAACAAAGCGCTGAATGCCGCGGGCAATCCGTTTTAGCGTATTCTCAGCCAGTGACTTTTTGCGTCCGAAGATGCTCGGCGCGGGGATAGACCAGTCTATGCATTCCGCAGCTGTTCGCCACGGTGCCATCTTGCCCGCCTGCACGGCGGCAGACTTCGGATCCCCGTGGGTGGCTTCAGGCCAGACTATTGGCTTACCGTCCCGGCGCATGACCATGAAGAACCGCTTACGGATGGTCGGCGCGCCATAATCGCATGCGCGCAGCTCGCGATACTCAACGGTGTAACCCAAACCGTTTACCAACCGTGTGGCATCATCGCTATCCAGCGAAATATTCAGAAACTCGCAGCATTCGGCCAGCGCTGGATGGTTCGCCGGGATTCCGGTAGTCAGCATACCGACAAATGCCCGGAATGTTTCGCCGACGCGGTCTGGATCCGGGCGCATTTCTGCCGCAAGCAGCGGCCCCCATGTTTTAAACTCTTCAACGTTCTCCAGCATCAGAACCCGCGGTTCAACATCCAGCCCCCAGCGCAGAACAATCCAAGCCAGCCCGCGAATCGCCTTTTCTACCGGCTTGGCCCCTTTCGCCTTTGAGAAGTGGCGGCAATCTGGACTAAACCATGCCAGCCCGACCCGGCGGCCAGCGGTCGCAACTTTCGGACGAACCGAATAAACCGACTCGCAGTAATGCAACGTGTCGGGGTGATTAGTGGTGTGCATCGCTACCGCGTTCGGGTCATGGTTAATCGCAATATCCACGCTGCGCCCAATCGCCAACTCGATGCCCGTTGAGGCTCCCCCGCCACCAGCAAAGTTATCAACGATGATTTCGCTCTCTCTCACGCGTATTTCTCCATGGCGCTGGCCAGCGAACGAGCCGCGGCAATTATTGACGGTACCGGCATTTTTTCCAGCCACATCCGGTTGATGTGATGCTGCAGGCGGCGCTGGTGGTGCACCGGGAGTTCACCGGCGTTATTTACTTCTGACATGACCATCGCTACTTCAGCGGGCCATACAGTTTCAGGCACAGCCACCAGCAAAAGGCTTTCCAATTCCTGAATGCGTTTGCAGGCATATTCCACAGAAGGATCCACTAATTCTCCTCCGGCTTAATAATGATGTGCGCAGTAATATTTCGACCACAGTCGCAGCAGTAGATTGCTACCCCGCCGCGAATGCCATTGGTATGCTGGCCCTCAAGAAATGCACCATCCCAGGAATAAAACTGTTTGAAATCCACAATTTCTTTCGTATGGAATCCGTTATCACCTCCACAGTGTGGGCATGACGTTGGATTAGTCTTATCCATCTAATCAGCCTCCTTGGCGGCAGCGGCAACCGTCGTGCGTGCATAGACGATTACTCCATCCTCAGGGCGCTTACGGGGTAAATAGATCTCTGGGCGGGGCCAGAGTGCGATAAAGCGTGATTCTCTGTTTTCAAGGCGGTGATACGCTTTCTCACTCATTACGCCGACCGGGCGAAGATTCTCATGTTCGCGCTCCAGCTCGGCGTTGCGCTTTTCAGCCGCATCCAAGTCTTCACCTAATTTCTGTGCCATCTGGAACCAGTTAGCGCGCTGCTCTTCCATAAGCTCCAGCGCCTCTACCAAAGCGAGAACATTATCGGGGCATACCGTAAGCGGGTATTCATTCAGCGTAGAGATCTGAGTATCAAACGGCATTACCGGCGCTTCCCCTGCATGTTTCGCTTTTTCTGCCGCCAATTTCATCTCCTGGGCAATTCTGGTGATATCAGTCATGACTGGTTTCCTCGAATAACACTTCCCCTTCGATGCCGCCCAGGTCATAAACAATCGAACCATCATCCCGGTATTCGATAGGCATAGCGCTCCAGCCGTCACCTGCAGGGTCTTCATCATCGCCAACCAGAATAAAACCGCCGGCAGATTCTACAGCTTCGTAATATTCGCCTTCAGTCCAGTAGCCTTCGGTGTCTTTGATGCATTTGACTTTCATGCTGCAGCCCTCTTCACGAAAATTATCCAGTGCGTCTTATCGGCCTTGCCGGTGCGTTGCCAGATGGCCGGCTTCTCGTCGGTCAGCGCCAGAATCTGGCTAACCGGTATCTGGGTTTCGTTCCATTTGAAAATGAGTACGCCGTGTGACCACAACACACGAAACGCCTCTTTGAACCCTGCGCGCAGGTCATCCCGCCATGTATCTTTGTTCAGGCGTCCGTATTTCTTACCCATCCAGGCGTTTTCCCCAACACGCTCCAGATGAGGAGGGTCAAACACAACAATCGGGAAAGAGGCATCAGCGAACGGCAGCGCGCGGAAGTCGGCGATAATGTCCGGGCTGATAACCAAGCTGCGACCGTCGCAAAGTTTGTGCTGTTCAGCTCTAATATCACTGAATACAGCGCGCTCGTCCTGTTTATCGAACCAGAACATACGGGAGCCGCAGCACATGTCGAGAATGGTTTGCTCTGTCATTTGCATGCTCCCGTATTTTTCCGATGACTGAATCTCTGGAGGTCAAAATCAATGGTCGCCCGCTGGTCGCGGAACAATCCAAGCCGTCCATAGCGGATGACCTTTCCGGTTCTGACTGCTGCCTGGAAATATCGACCTGCAGTATCCCGGCACATGCGTAATTCCGTGCAGGCTTCTTTCACCGTCAGGCGCCCTTTCTCGCGGGTTAGTTCGATAATCGCCTGGACGCAGGCCTGTTTTTGTTCACGTGATTTGTTAGCCATGGTTACGCCCTCTCCCAAGGCCAAACTTCGCGCGGATTTCAGCGATTTTGTTTAAGCCCTGCTCTTGTGTTAATGGTCTTCCGCCAAGCTTCTGGATTTGCTTAACCGGCTCCGGAATAACTTCACCCGCGTTCACCCGACGAACCATGCGCAACAGTTCCTCGGATGCTTTGCGGCGTAATTCGGAATCGCTTAATCCCTTCGCGCGCATATCGGTATACAGACCGGTCACCATCCAGTAGCAGGCTTTATGTTTCAGCGTTATCGGTTCGATTTTGTGTTCAGGCCATGGGTACGACTCAGCGTCCGGATACTGACCGCGGGTCCGGCAATACTGGTAAACCATATCAACCAGCTCACTCGCGTCTGGCAGGCCTACCGTTACCGCCTCCTCAGAACGACACCAGGCAACAAACTGACCAGGTGATGGCATGAATGGTTTTTCCTGCTTGCGAGCAACCCGCATCCCGGCGTTAATCTGCTCTACCGTGGTGATGCCGTTCTCCTTGAACGCCAGGAGCCACTGGCGGCGCATCTCGTTGAGGTCTTCCGCTGCTTTGTTGGCAAGCGCCGGGAATACCGCGAGCAGCTGCCGAAACAGTTCGTTGAATACCTCAGCCGTCTTTGTCGCCTGATGTGCAAAGCTCTGCGCATCCTGCATTTCAGGCATACCGGCAGCGATACGTTGGAAGTTCTTCCGATCGAAGTTATGCATGCTTTCCGCGATAGATTTCATTCGAGTACCCCGTCGATCCAGTCGGTATTGTCCAGCGCACTGGCGCCTGATGTGATTTTTGATGGAGATGGGCTGCGCAGGCGCTTAGTTGTCAGCTGATCCCACTGCTTGCGTAGTTTTGAAGGGCTGAGAATGTTTTTTTGCCAGAAATCGTCTTCGTTGGCCCACTTGAACAATTCGCAGATTTCGTAATGGCTGCGCTTGTCCTGCATGCGTATCAGACGGATGGTGTTTGCCCATTCAACCCAGTTCGGTTCTGAGAGTGAGGCATTCACGGTCAGGGCTTTATCGAAAATCCATCGCGCGGCTTTGAGGTCGTCAGCTGTTCCCCAGGATTTTCCCGCAGGGGTATAAATCCCATCGGCCGCTTCTGGATGGCGAGAGAGAAACTCTTGAGTTTTCTCGTTTCGGGATTCTTCAGAATTCCGAGACGAAGATCTTTTAATATTGTTTTTGTTATAGTCTTGGGTGTCTACCGTTTCCGGGAAAGTTTTTTCCGATTCCGGGAAGAGTTTTCCCGTTTTCGGTTTGTCCAAAATCCAGGCGGATAGCTCAGTATTTATACCGACGGTTTTCATCACGCCATGCTTGTGACTAAAAATAATCCCCCGCGCCGCGAGTAGTTTTATCGCATCTGAAACATGAGAATCACTCAAACCGGTTAACTCAGAAATGACGGTATTTGTTACCCGATCCTGTTTTTTGTTCCATCCGTAGGTAAGCCAGATAACTGCCTCAAGACACTGCCACTCGCGCCCGGACATGCGCAGCCGCGGTTTGAGTTTCTGAATCTCATTGGCGATCCTGGTATAGCCATTGGACAGGTCGGCCATGCGACCTCCCGTTAGTTCGGTTTTGTTTGGAAAATTGATAACTTCAGCGGTATTTGACATACTTAATCCCGTGAATTGGTCCAATTAATTCACCCGAAGACCGGCTGTGTTCGAGCACAACGGTCTTCACCCTTTCAGAACAAACCAGCCTGATTGCTGCCTTTTCGCACGGTGCGCTTTGCTTCCCGGCGTTCGGCTGCGCTTGTCTGCTTCTCTGCCCATAACTTTGCGTGTCGCATAACATCGTCAAACATTCCCCCTTTTCGGCTTGCCTGTGACATCCGCTTGTACATATCGACCGCCTGGTATGCCCCCCCCTGAGCCACTGCCTGCGTGAAGCCCTGGCGAAGCAGTTCCTCGCGAACGTTCTTCTCTATGAATTCGATGTGATTCATGGATACCCCGCCTACATCACGCCCAGCATTGAGCTCACGATTGTCATCAGCGTTCCTGTCTGCTCAGGCATCAGCCTGAACAGCGAAGCTATCCCCTCGCTAACCTCCTTCAATTTCTGGTGCTCCGGCGCGTTCAGCATCACAGCCTGCTTTGCTTCGGCGCACTCTTTAATTGCTGAAGACAGGCGCGACAAAACATCGTCATGAGGAACCAGCCGGTTGCGGTATTCCAGCGGGAGAACGGCCATGATTGCCGGCGAAAGAAGACGCACATACTCGCGGTATTTATCCGACTCGACCTGGTTATCCAGATAGCGGAATAATTTCTGCCGGGCACGGCTGAGGTCTTCGGGAAATTCGATCCCGTCACCGCCCTGCTGGCGCCACTCTTCGATGATGTATGCGGAAACAACATCCTGACCTGCAACTGATGCCCAGGCGCGAACGGCAGAACGAATGCCGTCATGATCTGCCACTCTCAGCTGATTTCGCTTTATCAGAGCTCCAGCGTTGAATCCGGTATTTTGTTGAAAGGAAAGTGTTTGCATGGTCAGCCTTCCTGGTTTGGTAGGCCGTCGGTGGGGTTTGGATAAATATCTTTGCGCATTTGATGCGGCGTAATAGTCCAGCCCAAGACTTTGCATAACGGGATGACTCGATTAGCAGGGATTTGCCCGCTAAGCCAGAGACTTACGGTTTGTGGTTTTGTACCAAGCTCAATGGCGATTTCGGTTTGGCTCTTAAGTTTGCAAATCTGCCGCTTCAGTTCAGGTTTCATATAGCCTCCTTTAAAATTTCAAGGAAAACTATACATGCAATATTCAAGTGTTTCTAGTTTTTCTTGAACAAGTCTTGAAGTGATGTTTACAAGGTAGGTTTGTAGAATGGAAGGTATGAAAGAAGAGAATAAAAATTTCGCCTACCGCATTCAGCTCATACTCCAGCAAACAGGTTGGAACCTATCTGAACTGGCGCGTAGGGTTGCAGTAAGCCCACAAGCGACTCATCAATGGTCGAGGGGCGATACTACAGCCAGAGGAGAGCGACTAAAAAGACTCTCCGCTGCAACAGGGAAGCCCGGGCACTGGTTCTTCTTGCCTGCAGGCGAAGAGCCTAGCGAAGAGGAGCTCAAGGAACTAGCTAGCACTACTCCTCTCGATGACAAAGAACAAGCATTGTTAGCGCTATTCAACCAAATGCCAGAGGCAGAGAAAAACAGGCTTATTGTTCATGCCAAAGGCGTATTGAAAGAACTCGACCTCCTTAAAGGCGACGTCGCCGACATCATCAAAAATATCTCTAACTAACGTAAAGATCAGCTGACCTGCAAGGTTGTGCTGTTTTTTTACGCCCTCAATTTAAAGTATTTCTATAAATCAACTTTACAGTTTCTAGAATTACTTGTAATGTTTAGCTCATCGACAACAAACGCATTGTTGTCAGGTGGTAAACGTTCCGCTGGCCGGCGACAAGGCAGAGGTTGAAATGAGTAAGCAAGGCATCAGAGCCCTGATCATTTCGGCAGTTATCGGGCTCATCTTCTGGGTTTTATTCATCATATGCATTGCGGGGGTTATCTATGGTTAATCCAGTTCCAAACAGCGGTCGCGCAATACCAATGCGTAATCCGCGCACCGGCGCGCCCTGGTCTGTTTCATACGACCATGTTCGCAAAACCTATTTCCATGAACCGCAGGGAAATCTGCGCTTTATCCGTCAGCCCTTTTACTCAAGGGAGCTTGCGCCCTATCTCGTTCCGGCAGGTACCCACTGATGGGCACAATGTTCGCTCTGGTGATAACCGTCGGCATGCTTATTGGCGGTAATCAGGATGTTTTGCTGGGTGTATATGACAGCGAGAAAGCATGTGAGGAAGCTGCTGTTGAACAAGGTGTAAAGGGCGAATGCCTGCCATTGAAAGGCGTTCTGGCTGAACACCCCGCCGGATTCACCGCACAGATGTAGGAGGCGTTATGCAGAAACGATGTGCGTATTGCCGCAAGGCACTGGAGGAAGGAAAAGTTGTGAAGATGACCATTCTCATCATTCACGGCACGCAGTTAGTACCACGCGAAAGAACGTATTGCTCGAAACGTTGTGGCGAATACGACGCCATGGCCAACGAGGCCTAACGTAAAACCCGCCGAAGCGGGCTGTACGTCCGGTGCCACCGACCAAAGTTACACCGGAAATTACCAAAACCAATGAACACCCAATGGGCGCTATCAATGGCCCAGGGATTCTAACACCCAAAATTGAGGCTATCACATGGAATATTTTTATCTGATAAAGGCAACTCAAAAATCGGGTAAAGCCGATGCCATTATCTGGCGTTCCGCAAAATCCGAAGCTCGCGCGCAGCTGCAGTTAGACGTTGATCTGGAAGATGCAGAAATCGAAACCGGGCGCGGCAAAGACTACCTGAAACCCATTCGGACCGATTTCCCGGTATTTAATGACCTTCCCGCTGAAGGTGTTCTGGATTTTGAATGGTGCAAGCGCTATCAGCTCGGCGACGACCAGCGCACCTGGCAGGTTATCCCTGGGGCTGTTACTGATTCATCCACCGCT